ACGCAGCAGTGACTGTGCTTACTTTATTTCTTAGTGCAGTTGTTTCTGATAATTCGTCAGAAACTGCATCAACAATGTTATCAATAATATCTTGAGTAGCTTGTGTGGGCATTAAATTACTTAGTAATCCTCTTCATCCGAAGAATCGTCTACATCATCTAATTCTTCTTTTTCATTTTGAATAATTTCTACAAGTTCCTCTAGAAATTGCATAACATCATCATCTTCTTTTTTATTTTTAGGCAATACTTCCTGCAATTCTTCAAAAATATCATCATCTGCCGTGATGCTATCATCTTCCTGTAATTGCTTTGCACGTTTAGCGAGTTTGGAAATAGTTGAATTGCTGAGAGGAATGTCATTTTCCTCTACTAGATTCTCGATAATGGTATTGAATGTGAGATAATCGCTCATAATTTATAGTTGTTATTTAAGTCAAAAGTTATTTTTTAATACAATATTGAATGCATATTTGTGATTTTGTCAAGTAGACGAATCATGCCTATTAACTATTCGTTGATACATACTTCTACAATGACGATATTTAACTCGGTCTTTTAGAATATTTGCACTTTTCTCGAAACTTCCTAGACTTACAACTTCTACAGAATCGAAATATTTGACTCCCCACTGATTCATTTCTTTTCTAGTCTCTGTATATATGTCTACAATTGGACGACCGTCTCTGGATTTATCTACTAATGCAGAACCATAATCTTTAACAGTATACTTAGAATCACCTATTTTAAGAACAGTATCTACTGGAAAGATACTCCAATCTGTAGCAATAACTCCTTTTTTCAAAGTTGAACCAGTGGCAGTCTTTTTACCATACTTCAAATGATCTTTTTCATTTGAAGTATATGCTGTTGTCGCAATATCAATTTTTTTAGATTTTTGAAACACTGTCATTTTAGGTCTTGTTCCTTGACAAGAACAGCCTAACATTAACAAAACAAAAATCAGAAAATATCGGTTCATAAATTTATTATTGCTCATTTTTCAGTAATTTATAATTCAAAAAATCACTCTTAACTATATCATCATCAACACCATTGAGGTCATAATACTCCAATTTAAGATGTTTTTTAATTACATCTTTCATACTATCATATTCTTCTTCCATAATCATTTTATATTCCCCATCTGTTGTTCTATAGATAGAATTATCCATAACCCATTCTTTAGACTGAAAATCTAAATTTGAATGACAAATCTCAACATCTTCTAATTTATGTATTCCATATTTCCTAACATCTTTACTGGCAGTGTTGTTATAAAAATAATCACTGTATAACTGTGCAAAATTTACATCTGGTAATTCAATAACTGCGCGTTTTCCTGAGAATCGAGTATATCCTCCATAATCTCTCATAAAAGGCTGTCCGCCATCTGCCATAATATATTGGTTTCCTTCGCCGTATGATCGGAAATCATAACGTGCTACAGAAAAAACGCAATGAGTATCATTTATACTAGCTATTAATTTCATTTTAATCTATATCTAAATTTAGTGAGTTTATCAATTCCTCATCTATAATATCATCGAATTTTTCTCCTGTCAAGCATCTACTAAAAAAATCGCCAAATTGTAGAGGACTCATTTTTCGTAATTTTTCATATCGTAGATAGCCCAATAGTGCCTGATCCTTCGTCACTCGTTCCGTAATACGGGACAGACCTCCAGATTTAATATGTTCAGCTAATAATTGAGAATAAATCATTTTTTATTGAGTAGTTCTAGTGCTTTGATTGCATAATCTTTATACTTCAGTTCTACATCAAAGTCAACTGGAAGATCATAATTTTCTGGAACAAATGTAGGGGCGTCAGCATGATTTCTGCTATTATTAACGGATTCAGAGTGATGAAAAATTGGAATACATCCATTCCATGTCTGATAAAATTGCATAAAAATATCCTTGTCGCTTATAGAACTAGGAAAACATTTATTATGCAAATTATCAAAACATAGAGGTATGTTTATATTTTTATCCAATAATTCTTGATGAAGTTTTATAAGTCCTTCACAGTTCCAATACCTGCCTTTGTCATTATTTTCCACGGTTAATCTAGTTTTGACAGAATTGTCTAATAGATGATAATTTTTTATGAAGCGTTCTACTACAGCTTCACGTTCAATAGAACTAGTATAAATGTGGGTGTTAATTGGTGTATAATAATTTCTAGGAAGTCCTAGAGTATCCAACAACCATCCATGCCAATTAAGCTCAGTAATAGTATTCTCAACTACTGTTTCATTATCACTTTCAAGAACACAAAATTGACCCGGATGCATTGATATTCTAATGCCAGTCTGAGCAATAGTGGCTCTACATGAATCTATATATGGTATAATTTCGGATATGCCTTGAATTTGAGTCTTTGGGTGCAGATACAGCGGCATGAGTGAACTACTAATACGCAATCCCCATTTATTGCTTGCACAATATTTAATAGTTTCATTTAAAACACTGAAATTATGTTTATATACCTCCAAAATATCCTTTGTAGTTTTTTTACCATCAACTACACTTTTATAAGTGATTGTTCGGTATTTCCTTTTAGACGGAAGGTTATTAGCTATGCAGCAGAGGTTGTATGACATATTACGATGATACTATACCTATCACTTTCGTCAATGACTAAATAAATAAAACATGGCTTATTAGAATTATTAAAAAAATATTTCCAAATGCCGTGTAATAAGGTAGAGATAGATTGTTAAAAAAAAAAATAAAATATTGTAGCTGATAACGCGCATCAGCTACAATATTTTATTTTTACGACAGTATATATCAACTAATCAATTCTAAAATAGGTTTTACACCATTTCCTACCGTAAATGGACGATTAGGAGCAGAACTATCTGGCGGACTTGTCCAAACCAAATCATGCTTTATTCCTAAAAGATGCGCTATTGTTGAATTTAGCTCATTAACTGTTACAGGTCTTTCTGTCACCTTTTCCGCAAATTCATCAGTTTTCCCAATAACTCTTCCTCCAATTCCGCATCCACCAACCATAGCAGAAAATGCTGATACATAGTGATCTCTACCATTGTTAGCATTATAAGGAGATAGTTCAGCTCCATCTCGGTATATCGGTGTCCTCCCGAATTCGGTTTCTACCACAATCAGAGTTTCGTTTATTTTTCCACTAGCCACCAAATCAGAAAAAAGAGCGTCCAATCCTCTATCTAGAATAGTGGACCTAGTCAAAAAGTTATCAGCCAATTCTACGTGATGGTCCCATCCGCCAAGCCCTACTTCCACTACTGATACGCCATTTTCAACCAATCTCCTAGCAAGTAGAAGCCCCTGTCCAAAAGTCTCCATTCCATACCTCTCTCTCGTTTCTTTACTCTCTTTATTAAGGTCAAAAACTTCCAAATCTTTACTCTGCAAAGTCTTCAGAGTTTCATCATATAGGGTGGAATATGCCGCAGTAGCAGGATTTCCAAATTTCTTATTGAACACTCCGTTTAAAGATTTCAATAATTCTATTCTATCAAATAAATCATCCTTAGTAGTCAACATTTTACTAAACCGCAGTCCTTCATTAGGATTAACCACCGGAAGAGGAGTGAATGACGTATTCAAATAACCATGCGCCGGATGTTCTGAAGGAGTAGTAATTAATACAGTATCCGGTAAAGTAGGATGATTTTTACCTTTTATAAATGAGCGTATTGGGCCTATTGATGGGTGATTTATTAGAGCAGATTTTTGATAAGAAGTCTTCAATTGATATGTAGCAGATTCATGTGCTCCACTTTTTCCAGTCATAGAACGTATCAATGAAAAGTGTTCTGCATGTTTTGATAAATTTCTAAAATAATCTGATACATATAATCCGGGAACTTTAGTTGATATTATTTTAGTGTCACCAGAAACTTTATAATTTTCTTTCGGATCAAAACTATCAATATGACTCATTCCTCCCCCAAGAGTTATAATAATAGCATTTTTGGCTTTTCCAAAATTACTATTATGTCCCTGTGCATAAGAACAATTTGATCCTAAAACGGATACACCCAATGTGGAAAATGCTAATTTCTCCACAAACACTCTTCTTGAAATATCGTCATTCATATTGTTATTTAATTTTATATCGTAGCTAATCAATAATTCGTGTCAATCTCTGCAAGGGAAGTAGCTTTCCGCTCAACTAAGTTACTTTTATAATGCGCAGGACAAAGACCTCCCCATCCTTTTGCAGAGATATTGTCAGAGTGTTTGCATTTGTATGCATTCAATGGCTCCCATACAGGAGTGCATCCATCCGTGCGTGGAATAGGTTCTTGCCTTGATCCGCATCGTTCACATATTGCATAGCTAGATTTGTCATCATAGTGTTCAGTTTTCCACTCATGTCCGCGCAATAAACATAGGAGCTTCTGATAAGCACGTTCACAACTAATCGCTCCAAAAAATCCTAGAGAAACCTTAGCTATAATTTGATTCATATTTTTATGTAGTTTTTTAGAATATATCAATGCTTAAACAGAAATTCATTACTGTTTAGAAGTATCCACACCAATTCATCAGGATGTTTATTTGACATATTACTCTTCTCAAAAAGAGTAGCAGGTCTTCCCATCATAGTCAAGAATATTTCTTCTCTATTTTTATGTTGCATGACACTACTTTTTTTATCTGTTATCAGTTTTATGAGCGGAGAATTCATGATAACCAATAGTTGCGTCACTGTGCCGTTTTGATTGCTACTGTCCAACAACATGCGGTCACTTGCACCAAATTCCTTCAAAAATAGTCCCAAAAACCCATTATTGCCTTTATAATTGAAGCACGCTCTAACCAAGTCAATACCATTATATTTCAAAAATTTATCTGACAATTCTTTTTCCCACAAATTTATTTTATCTATTTTTGTAGTAAGAAAAGAAACATCAACTCTATCTGTCAAAAAATCAATATTAACTACATCATTGTAACTAGATAGGTCAACTTTAGAGTAATTAGGGTCATCTAATATCATAGTCATAATACTGTCCCATAATTGGTATGAAGTCATTCTGCGTACAGCAACTCCACTGAATACAAAATCGTCCATACTACCATTATATGCCGGACGAGAATAATAATCAGAATCGCAAATATGATGTATAAGTCTTTTTATAGAATATTTGTTATTTCTAAAATAACTACCTAGATATTCTATAAAAAGTCTATTCTTGGCATTTGCAGTATCCACATCAGTAGGGTTTTGTGGATAATATAAATTAATTCCGGTCAAATTTTGAAAAATTCTATTTGCAATTACATTTTGAAAATCCTCATGCTGGACCACCCATTCTGCAAATAATTTCCTACGATTATCCGGTTCTCCCGCACTTTTAGAGTCCAAAGTTTTTGGGACAACTACGCTATTTGGAGAAGCATTATTATATTGATAATCAAATGGATACTTCAGTAATCGAGTCTTGTCAGTAAAAACATTAATGGTATTTGCCGACAATAATTGTCTGGCAGAATTTTGATATCTTTGACGCAGTCTCAATCTTTCTAAATCGGTTAATTTAGATGAATTGGATGATAATTCAGTAGAAGTTCCGAACTCATCATTGACTCTTTTCATAATTTCCCGATATTCTGGAACAATTTTTCTATTAGTATTGTTCATATATGCGGCCAGTTCGTAAAATTGCTGTTGTGTATATTCCGAAAACGGATCATCGTGGCATTGGCAACAACTGATATCCTTTCCTATAAAAATTTTAGTAGAAAGTGCTAAGTTATCTAACGACATACCATCGTCTCTCAACAAATAACCAGTTGCCCCATTGACCATCGGAGAACCTTCCGAGTTCAATAATGACTTAACAAATTCATCGTAACTAACATCATTTTTCAAAAAATCTCTTATATATTGCACATAAGAATATGCCCGTAATTGTATATTATCAGAAAGTTTTTCCGGCCTTATTCTAAGAATATCAGCAAATACATTATAAAAATTATTAACATAGTCTTCAGAATTTAGCAAAGATACTATTAGCTTAGATTTTTTATTAGCATCATTGCTCTCAGTGTAATTTAATATTTCCTCTTTATTTGGAATTCTTCCGGCCACATCTATATATAATCTACGTATAAACGTATATTCATCCACCTTTGCGGCAATATTTGGAGGTAGATTTTTATCTAATTCATTTGCATATAAAAATGATATTGTAGATAATAGTATTGATAAAAATATTTGTTTCATAGTTTAAAATTTATTCCAAGTATTTACACTATAGCACATACTGCCATAAAAATCAACATAAAAACCTAAACTATAATATAGTTTAGGTTTTTATGTTGATACAGTATTAGCAGCAATGCACTATACAATCATCAAGAGACGAGCAAATTGCGATAGGAGAGCATTCTGCAATGTCATATTCTACTGGCGCAGTTCATTCTTTACCTCCTTCGTCCACGATTTCCTGTCGGATTTTGTCCGTGATGTTAGCGTCAAGAAGGGCACGCCATTGGTTGATCGTAATGCCGTGGCTCGCATCATTGATGCCGTGGTAGCTTAGATATATTGATCCGTCATTGCGTTGATCAAATCTCAGGATGCACTCTCCCGGCCAGTTGTCTGGAATACCACGAGCAACCTCCAAAAACGGCGCTAACAATCCCGTTCTTTTAAACTTACAAAAATCTAAAGTCATCTTTTTAAGATATAAACTCTTGATTTTTTGTTAAATTCCTGCTTCACGGACGGGCTTAAAGAAATCGCTTTCTCTGAACTCCCATCTCCACAGGCTTGAATTTCGAGGGAACTCCCCGTATAAATTTGTTTTAGATTCAAACTCGCATTTAAATCTCTATCTATTTTCATATCACATATCTTACATTCAAACACTCTATCTGTCAACTTCAAATCTGAATTTTTCCATCCGCAACGGCTACAAGTCTTGCTAGAAGGAAAGAAAGTATCCGCGAAAATAACTTTCCTATCATTCCATTTAACTTTGTATTCAATCTGCCGACGAAATTCAAACAATCCAACGTCACTGATAACTTGTGCCAAACAATGATTTTTCATCATATTACTCACCTTCAAGTCTTCTAAAACTATAACATTGGCTTTCTGTATAATTTCCGAAGTTACTTTATGTAAACAATCTTTACGAATGTTTGATATACGATAATGTAATTTTGCTAATTTTTGTTTTGCTTTTCCATAGTTTTTACTTCCTTTTTTCTTTTTGCTTAATTGTTTTTGTTTGCGTTTTAATCTCTTGAGATTATTCTTTAATGCTTTAGGATTTTCATAGGTCGTTCTATCTGAACAAGTAGCTAAAGTTTTGATTCCCAAATCAATTCCAACAACATCATTCTTAGCGTCAGAATGCTCTTTATCGGGGCTTCTACTTGAACTGATACAAACCACTTGCCAGCACGTTTAGAGACTGTAGCGGACAGTATTTTACAATCAGTAGGAATATAATCTAAAAGTGAAAATATTTTAACTTTCTTTAGATATTTTAGATTATCGGGCAACTGTTGTCAACCCCGCAGCAAGTTGCCTCGGTATCTTTCCTTGATTTTTGAGGTTTATTCATGGCAGTCGCTGGGTCTGTGAACTGCACAAAACGGGCTCGCGGTATGTATCCGTATCGCTCATGACAGTATGGCATGGGCATGATGTATCGGACATATAGCATGTTGTCATCCCACGGCAGATCAACACTCTCGGCGAGAACCACACAGACGCAGATTTCGCCGTCCCATGTAGAAAACTTACCATATTTTCCGACCAAATCTGAACAACTCGGAGCAAGGGTGTTGCAACCATCAGAAGGCAGCACATCTGTCATATCAATAGTATTTTTCATTTGGGTGTCATTTTCTTCAGTTACTCACTCGCCAACCTTTCGTAGATGGACTATTTTGCAACAGAAATTGGGTCAATTAGAAGGTCTTTAGCAGCCTTCAATCCAATCATATTCATTATGTCAATTCCAGCATTTCCTGAAGAATTTGATTCGTTATCATTTCCAAACATAATATTGGGGGTCAATGATACTTTTGCATTACCTATCGCATCTGCCCAGAATTTCTGAGTCTCAACGTATGCAGAAAGTTTTTTCTCCAAAGCACCATCAGCTTCCATCACCAACTTTCGGGATTCCGCATCAGCACGTCCCTTTTCTATCACTGCCTGAGCATCTAGCTTTGCGGTTTCTAGAGAAAGGGTGGCAACTTCTTGCTTCTGTTTTGCCTCAGTAACCGCTACTTGTTTTAGTTTCTCGGATTCAATAGTTGCTTTTGCAAGTTCTACATTGGCAGAAGCTTCGGCAGTGGCTTTATCTGCCAATCCTTTTTGTTCAGCGGTGATTTTATCCTGCTCTGCCTTTTTTGCTTCTGCAATAGCAGTCTGAACTTTGATAGTCGCATCTAACTGTGCCTGAATCTGAGCATCCACCTTGTCATCATAGTCAATGCTGTTTATATTGAGAGACTGAACTACTAGACCGAATTTCTGAAATGGGCTTTTTGTAGAAATGTCGGGCTTACCATCCTGAGTAGTTCTAATTTTAATCTTAGTAATAGTTCGCTCAAATCCTAATCCGTCCTTTTCTTTAGTTAGAGAGCCATCCGTAGAAAATACTCCATCAACTAATTGTTTTTGAATATATTCAAAAAGTAGTCCTCTGGAAGACGAATACGATTCAGTTGACGACATAAGAGAACCTGTATTGAATATACACATCTGTAAAAATGAACGAATCAATCTCTGGTCAACTGCCTCTGGCGTAAGATATTGACTATGCAACTGCTTTATTTGCTCAATATCTGCGGAAAGTTCGTAATTAATCACTCCACTGATCCTAGCGGTTCCAGAATCATTGAACCGAATTTCAATAGACTCATCACTATTAGAACCTTGATCGTCGTACTTACTAAAGCTGAATGTTCCAGCCCTATTATAATGAACCGGAGTTCCAAATCCCTGCCAATGCCATCCGGGACTATCATAAACTTCCACCATTCCAGAGGGCTTGGTAATCACCAGAACCTGACTGGCATTATTACTTTCGACCAAATTAGGCCCAATCACAAGTCCAGCAATTGCACAAATTGCTCCAATAATCGTATTTCTTACTTTTGTCATGTTATTTACTTTTGTCATGTTATTATTAATATTACTTCTCATATATGCTGCACCGAACTCTATCACTATCTAACCACTAAGTCAAATTAATTTGCATGTTATTTATCATCAAGCGATTTATCATCAAGCGATTTGCAATCAGTATCTTTCATATAAGAGAAATGCCTAGCATATATCCAATTAGTAATGAATACTAATGAAATAAGAATAAGTGCTACTGTTATTGTAGTTAATATCATATATAGGTTTGTAATTATTTCTTACTATTAATTTTGTAATTCAGTTTCTTGAGAAACGTATTAGGATTGTCTATATATTGTCTGTAATCCAATATGAACAGCATTATGGTCGTTAGTAGTAGTGATGTGAGTATTAACATGTATGAGTATTTTAATTGATATATTTCTCTACTATTTTGTTCTAAAAATAATATCAGAAAATTCTGTAATTTTTCTAATGTCTGATATAAGACGCATAATAAAGGGCTTTTTATCCGTCCTTTTTTAACAATTCTATATATGAAAATAAGTTATTCATAAATTTTAAGAAACGTGCCATCCCAATCAGAAAATCCACACTGGAAATTTCCTCCCATTTTAAGTTGTTTACAGAATCTTCCTGAAAAAAGTGTTTCTTCAACCAACACCTCAATCCATTCTTGTGTATCGTCTTTTCTATAGGACCATCGTCCGGCAGCATTAGGAGCTTTATTCATATTAAATTGAGTGGTATTCATTAAATTAATTTATAGTTCTGCTTTCAATTTAATGAACTCGTTTTTTATGTCAGACATATCCATAGAAATAATGTCATCATTAGAAAATTTGTCCTTAAACTTAGCAACCATGTTTCCTATCAATTTACCATTATCTTTCCCATTGTCAAGAGAAAACCATTCTTTTATCAACATTCCATTAACTTTGCTCTTAACTAAAACTCGCTCTTTATATTGTCGTCTGCAATTATTGATTCTTTCAGGAATACCTGATTTAGGAAATATCTTACACCATTTTGGAAGATAATAAGGCTTAGATTCAAAATGATACTTCTTATACTTCCATGAATTTTGTTCGCACCATTCTACAAATCCTGCATACATAGGACGTTTACGATTGCGAGTTTTATTAATATGGTTCAGGTTCTCAAACTTAAATATGTCAGGATCAAAATATCTAGATTCTGCTATCCAACAGTAAACATCCTCTTGAGTATCAAATCCGTCGGACCATCTATTAACATCATATCCCAACACGTTCAATATAAATCTCCAATTTTTAGAAACTATAATTTCTTCTAAAACATGATCATTATCGGACCATCGAAGTGAAGGATTAAATAAAGACTCTCTGACATAATATTTTAATCCTTCGTGACTTAATACTAATCCTAATTTATGAGCAGTTCTTCCTACTAAATTAGATAAATCTCCCCACGAAGTAAAATGATATGTAGTATGAAAATACTCACTAGGAACACACGTAGCATCGACTTGAAACCCGTTTACTGGGAAAGAAATAACATTTGTGTTTATGTGCGGATTAGCTATTCCGAACTGTTCATATATAACAGACAAAATATTCGATTTTTGACCAGAAAAATTATCGACTCCTATAATAATATCCAAATCACCATGAGATTCTTTCAATCTAAGAGAAGGAGCAGATAATACTGAGTTGTGAGTGTTGTTTACAAAAGTATTCACGACCATATTTTTCATAGCCGCATACTCTGCATTGCACAGCCTTTTCTCTGGCAAATTCCATTTTGATAAAAGTTTTCCTCCCATAATAATAGTATGTTACTACCTAATAAATGAATGTCAAATTTTACTTCAATCTTTCTAAACAAATATCGTAGTATTCTTTTTCTTTTTCAATACCAATAAATTGACGATTTAGATTTTTAGCTGCAAGCAGCGTTGTTCCTGAGCCTGCACAGTTATCTAAAATTAGATCATTTTCATTAGAATAAGTCTTTATTAAATACTCGCACAATAAAAGAGGTTTTTGAGTTGGATGAAGTTTTCCATTACGATTTGGGACAACTTTAAAATCTAATACCGAGCTTGGCTGAACAAAATCAGGGTCATACTTCTTTTTAACTTTGTTTAATTTTATGTGGTTAGAGTCTCCACAATAATGGTCATAATTATAACATGCCTTACCGATACCTACTCGCTCCTTCATAATTGGATTATATGTAGGCTGTTCACGGTAAAAAATCAGAATATCCTCATGATATTTCATTGGCCTGTATTTTGCCGATGACATGCCAGTTGGAACATTCTTATTCCAAACCAAGGGATATTTGAAATTCTTTCTATTGGAACATATTAAATCTGTAGTAAATGGCTGGCTAGCAAATAAAGCAACAGCAGCATTAGATTTGCAAATTCTATCATATTGTTCCCACAGTTTATCAAATGGAATAACTGTATCCCACGCACATGCTGTTGTTCCATATGGTAAATCACAAATAATAGCATCAATACTATTGTCTGAAATATTCTTCATCAGTTCTAAGCAATCACCATGCCAAATTTATTGTCTATGACTCATACTTATTTTTTAATCGTATATATTCTTTAATTTCACGTTCATTTCGCTCAATCTCAACTTCTCTATCCCATGCGGATTTATGTATATTCCATTCATCTATTGCTTTTTCATATTCAGCCATTTTTTCTAAAAAGATTTTCATCTTTTCTTCATATTCTGGATTTAAAACTTGATTACTTTGATACTTCGTCAAAAAGTATCCACCAGTGAAACAGTCCTTTTCTATATAGTATAGTCCTACCAGATCAGTTAAATCTACTGCAATATATTTATCTACAGGTATCCTAGGTTCTAAGACTTCGGTTCTTGTTATAAACTTTATAGGTTCTCTAGGAGGTTGAGGCGGCGAAAGAGGTGAAAATCCCTCTGGATAATATTTTAGTTTGGGCATAATATCAATTTTTAATAAGTTTAGTAAGCAATCCACCCGAAAAATTCAATTCTCGATCTAATACAAAAGAATGTCTATACATATATTCAGCTATATTAGAGCACGCCTCTATATCCTCATCAAGGATTGCAAAATCAAATAAATTTCTCATAAGAACATGATAATCAGAACCAAATTCTTTCTCGTTCTGATATACAAAAGTTCTTAGCGCTAAGAAACTATCTGTTTTAGTCATTTCCCATATTTTTTTAGCAAAATTTATTGAAGATTCAGTTTCAATAGGAGCTACAAGAAATCCTGTCTTGCAGTATTTCTGTAATTCATTGAGAACTTTCCGTAAATCAGGAAAATGCTTTGAAATTAGGCTTCTTATAAAGGTCAAATTTTCTTTAAGACCTTGAATTTTTTCTTCTTTCAGAACAAAAGAAACTCTCTTTTTATATGCATCTAAGTCTGGCTGAAATCTAAAAGTTTGGCATCTTGATGCAATAGCATCAATAATACGATGTTCATAATTAGCAGTTAAAATAAATCTCGCAGTATCTAAATGCTGTTCCATCACTTCTCGTAAAGCACACTGTGCAGCATTTGTAAAATTATCAAACTCTGACAAAATAACCAATTTCCTTTCACCATTACCGAGTAATGATTGGCTTGAGAGGAAATTTTCAATTTCATACCTCACTGTATCAATACCATTATTTGATGATGCATTGATGTATAGAGTGGTGTATGGAGCAAACTTATCTCGCAAGTAGTAAGCAAGAGTATTTTTCCCTGTCCCCGGTCCTCCTAAAAATAGATAATTATTTTCAATACCATTAATATTAGAAAAGTATGAGCGATTTTCTATGCTCATAACCATATCATCCAATGATTTAGGTCTATATTTTTCAGTCCAGATTTCCATGAGAAAATCTACACCAAAGTTCAGAACTACGCAAGTTCATTCAGAACTTTTTTGCCGATAGCATCTTGTATAGACTGCTTAGAATTTATAGATTTTACAATCTTACCATCATATTGATGAATGTCTATGACATTCTTATCCGTAAGAACGACAATATCTTCTTTTCCAGCATAGTCATACAGGCTATCGCCATTATCTGCAATGTATTTATACATATACAGTTTTCCTTTGTTAATAGAGTATTTTTTCACAGTTATCCAAGAATAAGTTGATTTCCCTTCCAATCTCCGGTGTTCGTTTCCACTGCCACTGCACCTTCAGTGCTAGCCTTTTTGAGGAATTTCTGCGCTTCTTCAGCAGACACATATACAGTCTTGCCATTTATAGTAACTGGCACTTTATTTTCAGTAAGATTATTATTTTTCACGATAAACTATTTAGTAATAGTTACATACTGTAACCTATCTAATCTGGCAATTCAACTATTTTCATCATAGAGTTGCATTCTGAGGCAGAGTGTATTACTGTGGAACATGAATACTAAAAAATATACCAACATCATAATAGACGGTAATAACACTATCTGTCGCGCATTTTATGTGAAGCAGAAAAATGATGATGAAACTGTTCTATTACAATTTTTAAGAATGCTGAAAAAAATTCAAATGGATTATGGTAAATCTAAAATTTATATTACTTGGGACATACCTGCTGCAAAGAAAGAATCTTTTAGAAAAAATCTATGTGCCTACAAAGCAACTCGCGAGGTTACTGACAGCACGAAAAGAATCCACCAACTAATACCGCGAGCACGCACATTATGCGCTCACTTAGGACTTCATGAGGTCTTGCCATACTCTTTAGAAGCAGATGACGTAATATACTACCTCAGTAGGAATATGAAAAATAATTTAATCATCACTGCGGACCATGACCTCCTCCAAGCAGTAGATGCTGATAATGACGTAATTATCGCAACCACAGGTATTTTAGTCAATGCAGAGAACTTTGAACAAATAAAGGGGGTTCCTATTGATAAGTATGTTCTTTTCAAATCTGTATTAGGTGATAAATCCGATAATGTTATTGGGCTAAGTGGATATGGAGCAGTAAAAGCAAAAAATTTATGTCTAACAGAAAATGCCACTAACTCTCTAAACCAAGAGCAGAATGATATTATAGAGAACAATAAAAAAATAGTAGATCTACAATGGGCATATGATAATTTCCTAGAAGAGCACACATTTTATGAAAAACAATTACTGTCTCCCAGCATTTTTGACAAAGAATTTTTGAAGAAATATCTATCAGAGAACAACCTAAAAATAGAAGCTAGAAACATTGAAGATTATGCAAAACTTTTCAAACAATAAAAAATCATTCATAGTATCGGATGTACACGGATGCGGCAAAGAACTTAAAGATCTTATAAATTTACTAGACTATCCTGAAGAATATGAATTTTTTTCTCTAGGTGATAATTTTGACAGAGCATTTGAAGGCGTTTCGGTGTGGGAAACTTTGCACCAATACCGATTTAGATGTATTATGGGAAATCATGAAAATAAAATTAAAAATTTCTTAGACAAAAAAATAACAAGCGTCCCAAAACATTACGCATATTTTATAAAAGAATTTACTAAAAAATACCCTATATCACTACTCCGAAACTTTGTAAACGAATTACCTTGTCTAATATCTCATAAAGGAAATATTCTTGTCCATGCAGGAGTAGATGTTGATATGCCTTTTTTAGAAAACTTTTCCCTTAATGTTTATGGAACACGCGGAAAGAAACGATGGCAGGACGAATATAAAAACAATAATCTAGTAATATATGGTCATGAAAGTGTTCATGACTGTATTATAGAAAACAACACAGTATGTATAGATACAGGGGCATGTCATGGTAGAAAGCTCACAGGATTAATATTAGATGAGGATGGTAATTTTGAAAAAATACTCCAAATTCAGTCCAATGACTATTTTTCTACTATGAAAAACTTGGCCATACCTTTAAGTAAATTGGATGAATGTCAATAAAAAAATTCTAATAACATGTATGTATGCGGCTGTTATTGCAGCAGTATCACACTGTCTAACATATATAGTAGTAGAAATACCCTTCTGGAGCATCTACACATTGTGCTTTTTGTTCCCAATAGCTGCAAATGCTTTTTATGAAAAAATAGAAAACTCTCTCATATTAAAGAAAACATTGGACGAATATAATAAAAAACCTTACAGAAATTATGAAGTAGAACTAGAGTGTCAACACTGCACGAAGGTCAGTCCAATAAATATGACACTAGACGATAGCGAATACTCTTGTAAACACTGCGGTAATAGAAATTTAATACATACGCATTTTTCGGTTTTTGCAATATCTGAAACATTAAAAAGTGAAACTGTTCAACAAAAATTTGATAGACTAGCAGATATAGAAAAAAATGAGCAATTTTAAGCCTGATATAATAGATTCTCTGAAGAGAAAGGGATTATTATACGAAACCTCATCCAAGACCTTTACTAAAGGACCGGAACCTGAAGTAATAGTAGACTATTCTAAAATAGTAGAAGTTCTTCAAAAAGAATATGCGGAAAAAATAAAAGGTATGGAAAAAACTATGCTAAATTTTTCTGCAAATAGCACTCTATTAGCATCTAATTCATTTGAGAGCGATAAAATTTTCTCAAATCTCAACACTCTTCTAGCTGCATCCATAAAAATTATACATTCTGAGCTTGACATTTCTGAACTTGAGACTACTATACAAAAATCCTCAAAAGATATATATGAGAAAACAAAGAAAGATCCAAAAAATAACTTGTTAATCATACCTATACTTGTAGGGACTTTACTTAATTTATTAAAATAACATGGAAAACAAACCAGAAAACCCAAAAGAAAGTGATGAGGTCATCTCAGAAACAGTAAAAAAAACCAAATCAGTTAAAAGACAAAAGACAGATATTGAAAATTTACCAAAAGTAAATCGAACTATACCATGCGCATACTGCGAGACTGATAAAATCTTAAATCCTCACCAATATGAAAAAAGAATAGCTTATTTCGGAAACCATGATGCAGTGTTGCGACATTTCAAATGTCAAGAATGTGAAACTTCTGAAAACGAGAATCCATTCTCTTTTAATCTAAGACACTCTCAAATAGCATTTCAATTAGCCAATGAACTCAAATCTTGTTTTGAGAGATTTAATGTCAGTGGCAATGCTCTAGTTATTCAAAGCGAAGTAGCTAGTATTCTTTCTAAAAACGGAATATCTGCAAAAAATCATAGTTTTGTAATGAAAGATAATAAGGCACAGAGCCTAAAAATAAATTTTCCCTTTATTGGTGACGTTTTAATCAGTCCTCTTGAATTTCGTAAAGACAAAAAAGTGGAGGTAATTTCTTAATGAAAACTGCTAAAGAAATGGATAATATAGAGCTTACAAAGTGGTTTGCTCTTATGAATGCTCTAAAATATGTAAATCTAGGCGAAGATATATATGATCAAAAAATTGACGCCATTAATGCACATGAGGGTATTTGCAAATATGTAGAATCTGTATCTGGAGATATGCTAACATATCTAAGAGAATGGGGCGGAGTTCCGTACAAATACAGTTTAGACTCTTCTGATGAAGAGTCTAAACAAATTGATGAACTTGATTTAGCTTATTATTAGACGGTAATATTTTTACCTACACAAGACTGTAAACCTGACGCTATCTGTGCATCAAATGATGAATAGATAGCGTCTAATCTATTATCTTGAATGCTAACTAGTGATTCATTAATTGAAATGGGTTCCCATCTCTGAATATGAAATACAAAGTCAAAATCTACCATTGCAGTATCTTCTTGATTATATTGAACTGCACCGACACTTACAGGGAACATGCCAATCAAACGGTAGCCTCTACTAACGTCACAGTTTTGACCGACAAGCATGTAATCTACATAAGTGCTTTGACACGGAACTTTACCAATTCCACAAGAACTATCTGGATTAGCTAAATCAAATATCCATCTCTCCAAAGCATTTCTAAGAAGAAAATCAGATGGCATTCTTATTGACCAAGTTTGCTCATTTTCAAATTCAATCTGTCCGGGCATAGTCAACGGAAAAGCCTGATACTTATAGTCTATCTTGGCCACTCCTACTTTAGGGACACTAGCTGTTTTAATGTAGACTCTGCCTTCCAAATCAATGAGTTCTTTTTTAACGTAATCTGGCACTCCAGCAATATCAAGGACGTGCAGATGGTGGGATAACGAAAATCCGTGCTGTTGAAAAACTTGCACAGCATTTCTTACTGAATAATTATTAAGTGCCATATTGTTTATTTATCATTAAATTTGACAAAAAAACTTTATCAGGTTATATACATAAATGAAGCCTACCTTATTTGTTGAAAAGGACTTATTTTGGGAAGAAATTTATCAACCAGATTACACATCAATCATATCTAAATATTTTGAGGTAAAGGATGTTCCTCAATCGCTATTTTCAAAACCTCAAAGAATACGATGTTCCTTAAATAAAGCAGTAAGTTTAGGACTGCGTAACTTACTAGATTTTACAGACTATTCTTCATGGCTACCATTTTTACGAAATTATTCCCTGAATAAAAATATAGAATATCGAGATCTTAATTGGTTAGGAAATTATGCACCATCAGATTATTTTCCAAAATTTATTAGACCTAATAATGGCAGAAAAACATTTGCTGGACAGGTGTTCAATCATGACAAATTTTTAGAAGAATATAATTATCTTACAAAAAATCTGAATATTGAAGAAAACCTTTTATGTGTAGTAAACGAACCTATAAACCGTATTAGTAGAGAATATAGAACTATTTTTATAGACAACCAATTTGTGAGCGGTTGCCAATACATGACAGATGAGACTTTAGATGTTTCCCCATTTCTCCCAGACCACGTTAGGGATTTTTCTATAGAAATATCAAAACATCCATTTTTCATCAATAAATTTGATTTTGTAATTGACATTTGTGAAGTTGGAGCTAATTTGTTTCTACTTGAACTGAATAGCTTTATCTGTAGTAGCTTTTATGCATGTGATTTAGATAGAATTTTTAGCAAAATGTCCAACACATCAAATGAATAACAAATATATAATCATCGGCTCTGCCGCAGCCAAATATTGGAATCCTAACTACAGAGAACCGATGGATTTAGATATTCTATGTCATCCAGAAATACAAGAAAATATTAAACTATCAAATCAACCTTATAGGGAAAAACGTATTGAATGTTCGTGGTATGGACCTTCATCACAATACATTCTAGACAATACGGATATTATGTATGCGTCAGAAGAAACGCTTTATACGATAAAAGCTGCACAGCTTAAATTTGATGTATTTTGGGACAAAACTGCAAATGATGTGATAGATTATCAGCGACGAGGCATTAGGCTCAATCAAGAACTTTTCAATCTTCTTATAAAAGACTTTACAGAATTCCACGGTAAACGATGGGCAAATCTTAAAGGAAAGGATAATCAGACATTTTTTCAAGATGCAGTAACAAGAAAATATGTACATGATACTATTCATGATGCGGTAGCATACTATGATAGGCCACTTTATGAAAAAATCTTAACTGGCAAAGGAGTAGAATGTGATGTAAATCTCATCTATGACCTTCCAGAAGAAGATCAAATTCGACTTGCGAAAGAAGAAATTTTTGTGACAGCATTGGAAAGATTCTTAATTCCAAAGGACTTCAAGTTTTCACAAAATAGAGCATACTGGTTATCTCTTAAAAAATTCATAACTACTATGTCCAGTGGTAAAATGTCTAAATTTCTCATTGACAACTTCTCAAAACTGTCGTATAATGCAGATGATTACGTTACAACATTCAGACAAAACGAACATAAACTAAAACTAGAAAAAACATAAACATATGACATTAGACCAAATTAAAACCGAACTAAACGCACCACAAGTTGGAAAAATCCCTAATTATACAGATCCTACTAAAATTGAACTTATTAAAAAATACAGTGGTATTGAACTTCTAAAATATTTGGGAAACTTCCAAGTAGGCGATTATCACTTTAAATACGAAGATAGTTTTGGAGGAGAAGGAAATGGAGATGACTACTGGATCGTATTTTCTCTACATAAAGAAGAAGAAGAAACCTTAAAAAGGTTTTATCAAGTTCCCGGATGGTATGCAAGTCACTGTGGCGGAGAACTTGAAATATCAAATATATTTGAAGTCAAACCTTTACAAAAAACTATTACTGTTTGGACAGAGGTATAACTTCTGAACTATCTATAACATAGATACGATACCCACTGGCATGACAAACTCTATAAATAAATCTTCACAACATAAATCTTCTGCACTAATTCGCGTATGTAATGTATGTGAAAATGTCAATGCAATAAACCTTGACGCATCATCAAAAAATGAGCAAGATATGCAAGAAGCCCACCACACGGTGAAACTTGTGACGCGAGAGGAAGCTAAGGAATCATGGAAGATTGCGGGTCAATGTGACCATACTACACTTATCAAATCACTCCGCTCTCAACTTGCTGAGAAAAACAGCAATACAACCAATAATATTATTTTCTTTTTGAAGGGAGAATTTTCTCAATGGTATGGAGGTTATAAAAACCATAACGATATTGGAGGATTCATCTGTGATGCGTATGAATTGGCCAAATATACTGATAATGTTACTCAATATATAAGAAATTTTGCCAAAATTGAAGAAAATTATGAACTACGATTTAATTGTTGTGAACAAGCAATGATGTTTATCAAAGCTATTCATTTTTCAGACTTTGAGACTGCTAAAAAAATAATGCAAACAGAAAATCCTAGAGAACAAAAAAATCTAGGCAGACAAGTTAAAGATTTTGTGGCTGAAAAATGGGACCGTATAAAACTTAAAGTAGTAATCACTATAAATGAGTACAAATTTTCACAAAATCCTACATTGAAGAAAATGCTAATAGACTCATATCCGCTCATATTAGCAGAAGCTAATCCAGTAGATCCTGTTTGGGGAATAGGTTTAGCTGAAAATGATGAAGCTGCCAGCGATATTAAATTGTGGAAAGGTGAAAATTTGTTAGGAGTTGCACTCATGTCTGTTAGAGATAAATTGGTAGTTTCTAATTATTGCGGGATAAGTCTAAGATTTATATAAATAAAAATTATGGAGAAGGTCAGCCAATCAGTTCTTTATGTATGTGTTGCAACTTGTATAATATTTTTCAACAATGGTTGTTGGAAAACTATAGAAAAAATAACAGACAAGTATTATGAAAGACCGTCTGCTCCTGTTAACAAAAATATCCTAGATATGCCGTTTCTGATACCTATTCCACAGCCACAGAATCATAATTCTGAAGAAAAAGATACAAAATCCTCAGATGAAAACATATTTCTATAAATGTAAAATAGTAAAAGTAGTTGATGGCGATACTGTAGATGCTTCTATAGATTTAGGATTTTCTATATCTGTTAAAAAAAGAATCCGTCTTGCTAGAATAAATGCTGCTGAGAAAAATTCTGACATTCCTAGTGAACAAGAAGATTCTAAAAAAGCCATAACACGTTTGTCTGAACTATGCAATGAATCTAGTGATTGGTTTTTAGACAGTCTATCAGTCGATCCTTATGGAAGAATAATAGGCGAACTATATCGTAGTTCAAATAATAAACCTATTGAAACATCTTTATCCACAATCTTATTGAATGAATCCTTAGTAAAGAGATATCCAAAATGATGTTCTAAATAATACTAATGATTCTAGATCGTGTAGAAAAACTTGCATCCTTTCCTTATGAACACATAGGAGTTTTTGTAAATCCTAATGTTGAGCCACAAGCCAATATTAGAATGGGTATTAAGGTTCGTTCTAATGATTGGGAATATAATCGTCCCAACCTAAAATGGACAGCAGATTCATGGAAAAGAGCAGGTGAAGTATCTGAATTATTAAATTCACCAACACTATCATCTTACTACGATACGGACCTCACTGGTGAATACTTTCAAACAGGAACACATATTGATCTACCGGATACATTTCCTCTTTTTTATGAAACATTTGAAATACCCAATCATCACCTAATACTTCAATTTAGAGCAGGGGCATCTGCATTAAGTGTATTCCCCGAAGCTCCCTATCCTAAAATATCCTCGCTAGGTAATAATATTATTACAGTGTCTGGATGCAAACTCCCTCTAACAGGATTAGAGGGAGATTTATCTATTTCTGAATTTAGAAGAGATTATGTAAATCCCGATGATTTAGAAGAATTAGATTTATGTAATATCTACGCACATACACATAATTACACTGGACCATCTGGCACAGTATATCAGATGTGGGATGATTTTTACCTATCTCCTAGTAGAGAAAGCTATGTGATTCAAACACAGGCCAATAACTCTCCTACGAGAGTTATAAACAATAAAATCTTAACTAATCAGAAAATAATACCTGAGACTTTTTCATTAACCTTTCCAGTGTCATGTGCTAGTGCAGAATTACCATTCATATATACTGCATCATATTGGAAAACACAAAATGTAGCCTCTGTTCAATATCACTTTTTAACTGGTGGTGATGTAGAAGAATTTGGCCAAATATTAAACCAAGCTACGCTCAGTAATCCGGGAAAGATACATGCAATAGATTTAAAGAACGGTTTTTTCGTTCCTAAAGGAGGAGAGATAATTGCTTCTTACCAAGTATCCTCATTACCTTATATAGAATCTACCAATCCTGCTCTTTTTGTGCATGGGGTAAGTGCAGCTTCTTCAAACAACTTCTTTACTATTTCTTCTCAAGAATCACCCTATTTTTATAATTACAAATTTTATACAAATTATGATGATAATTCTATTCAAGATACTGATGCCTTTACTATTCATTATCATCCAGAAATAAACATCGAACAAAATGAGTCTTCATCAGTAAATGCCAGTATAACTATGATAGATAACTTCTATCAGACTGAACTCAGTATTGATGACCCATCAAGTAAAATAAAATGGAAATATTCTGAAGAAATACATGATCCTAGCTTATCAGCAATGGATTTAGGCACTGGTCAGATATATACCGAAAATCAATGGATGCCTGCTAGTGCTGAAGTTAAGTTTTTCGGAGACGGAAGAGCAAACCGTTACTTGTTAACCCCTACAGTGTCAAGTTTTCAAGACGATATTTGGTATCCTGATGATTTCTCATTTATTCTCAATAAAGAAAATGCTGATATAAATTTACAAGCATCATCTACTGGACCTAATTTTACTATTGTAAATGCTAATATTTTTCCTAATTTTGATTCTACTAAATTAGTAAAATGGAATGTCGAGCCTGCCGACAATATTAGACTATATCATAACTTCGGAGAACTGCAACTAGAAAATGATGGAATATCTATCATTCCAGAAATTGCAAACGAATTTCAAATAAATGAAACAGTAAGTGCTAACAGTCTATCTATTATTGTTGATAATCTAGGCGTATTACCTACTAAAATAAGTCTGTCTTCTGAAGAATATGAAACTTCCGCCTTTACTATCTGGTATCCGGTAAAAGAATCTTTTGACAATTTACGTTTGCAGCTTAGTGCTGAAACAGATGATTATCATAGAGTTCAAGAAATAGCGTTATCTGCATTTTACGTTAAGAATGAAATGCTCTATCCTGCCCCGGAATCAGGTAGCATATTATGGAAAGAAACTAATAATGACCCTAGAGGAGAGTCAGAATTATACACCAAAGATTATGAAACAAGAATCTTTGAAAATGCTTCATATCCTCTCATAAAAAAAACCTCTGTCATAAATTCCAAAATAGACATGGATGAAGCAACTTCTTCTCCTAGAAATATCGTCTATTTATACAAAGCACTCTGCAATGGTCAAAAACCTAATAGTGATGAGACCTACTCTATAGAAGACGGCATTAGCATCTCTCTGAGGCAATATCCAGCAAACGTAGGAATAACCGCATCACTGACTTCATCAAATGGAGACGTATTCACCACAGATTCTATAAGCAACTATATTGTAAATGATTCTTCTGTTACTGTCAGTGCTGAAGCAATTACCGCAGATTTTAGAAGTATTACTGAACTAGTATGGAATATAGAAGGAATCACTAGCACTGGGCCGACCGCAGAATTTACGCTAGCAGGTTCATCAATTTGTTTCGATATTTCTGCGCTCAGTGCTGCTCCAGTGAACACTAATTTTGGTGAATATCATTTCAGTGATAGTTATTGCTTATATAAAATAGGAACAAATTATCCTGAAATGGACTATATTGCCTTTCCTAAAAATATGTATTTTCCCCTTCGCGCATTGGGCATAGACGATGATAGTAGCTACCTATTCTCAGAAGGACTGACGGGATTAAACGGATGCATTAATACTGTCGAAATTTCAGCAACTGAAGGATTTGACAAATATGAATATTTTGTAGGTGACGTATCTGCATTATCTAACAGCCATACAATAATCCTCACTGCTAACAATGATGGTCCAGTCGTAGTCAACGGATACAACAACATTTTCCCCAAAGAAAATTCACTATCAGTATATAATAGCATATCATCCGATAACACTACATATCTCAAAGAAGATTACTTGAACATCGAGATAACCGCATTTCCTACAACCCTGACATTGACTGATACTTTATTCAATGTCAGAGACAACGATTCTGCATCATTCTTTATTGATACATCATTCTCTGGGATAGAGACTCTCAACGAATATAAAATAGCAGTAAGTGGTGATGGATATATAAATTATTCAGATATAGTAAGCTCTGATGTTATAGATGGACGTGTGCAATTCTATACTGATGCGGATCGTTTTCCCAGCATCAAAAGAAACACATATAATTTATTGAATATAGCATTAGTAGGAAATATTCATAAAAAAGTAGATGGAAGTTCTTGCTCATATTCTCAAGTTTTTTCAACAAATTGGATTCCTGTAACAGCTTTTGATGGACCAGACCTAGAATTGTTCTATCCTCGCAATATTTTTACAACAGGTGAAACTGTTAGCGCAATCAATGTTACTCAAGAATTTCCTAATAGCTACACCAACTTCATTTTTGATGATGGCAATGGTAATATTACTTCAGGCTATTCTTATCAAGACACTATTACTGCATCATATAACACTGATGGAATATATTCTCAATCTCTAACAGGTATAGGACCAGAGAGTTCTGCATCCTATACTTGGGAAGACGTAATAGTAATAAAATCTAGCTTTGAGGAATATGATGCTACAGTAGACCGCATTTTCCCAGAAGATGTTAAATTACCTAATTCGTGCAAAGACATAGAAATACTACCTAATAGTTGGCAATGGAAAGAGAATGTCAATTCTTCTATATCTTCTGTTATGAAAAATATTTCAAGTTTAACAAGTGATTGTTTCTCTTGGTCAATCAACAATCCCAAACATAATATAGGTTACATACTAGAAGACCGTGGAAATTTACGCTGGAAATATACTAATAATTTTGCCACAGAAAATACATTACTGTCCAATTACATAGGATTTATAGAAATAGATAACAACCTACTATTTTTCACTAAAGATAAAATAAAAGTAGTAAAAAATGACTATAAATTAACCACAATAAAAACCTTCACCAAAATAACAGATGGTGAAAAATTCAATAATATTAAATCAATGTGCTATATTCCAGAAACTAATAAATTACTAGTAGTTGATGGGAACAATATCTACGTATTTGATTATTCGACTACTAATATTTCGCTCACACATTATTGGGGAGGAGAGGGAACTGTCACCAGTAAATCTGAAATCAATAATCCGACAGACAGCATATCTCTTAATGGCAATATTTATATAACTGATTCTGATAGTAATAATATTAAGATATACAACAAATATCTGAACTGGATTGATAGTTTATCTTATGTCGGCTGGTCAGAAAATAATAAACCTGTCTCTACTGCTATTATGGATGGTAAATATTATGTCATCACTACCAATGGAGATATTGATATTTTTGAAACTTCTACTAAAGCTCATATTAAGAGTATTAAATCAGTGATAGGAATTAAAATAAGAAAAAATCCTGATAGCGAAGATTTCTTACAAATAATTTCTGACGGTTTTATATATAATTTAGACAGCAATGGTAAAATATATTCAAAGTGGCAATGTGGTAGTGCTAAAGAACTAATTTTTCAAAATAAAGAGATTTTTATTCTTACAGACAAAACATTAGAAAAATATATAAACTACATTGAATCAGGAAGTGTATTAACCTCAGAGCCGACTTTTGCGGACTTAAATAGCTTCAATATAGTCCAAGACGAATTTAACAGTTCATTTGTTTGGAACGATGTATTTGTCAAACTACATCAAAATTGCTTAGCACTGCATGAACAGATATCTAAAAAATTCACAACATATCTTGATGAAAATGAAAACTTCCATCATTATTCTGTAGAGCCTATAACATTAGATGAAATTCATATATTAGAACCAATGCAGTTGCTAGGTAATAATGAAATTGTTTCATGGGAAACTATTAACCGCAATTTTTCTATAATTTGCGGTAACTTAGAAAAATTACGTAAAATGGTGGACGTCAGAATATCTAGAACAGATTCATCATTTTGTTGGACATGGAAAAATCTAAGGATAGATAATAGTCAAAATCTTTCTTCTAATAAAAGACCGTATTCATTCGTAGAAATAGACTCCGAGGCACTAACTCATAGCTCAGAACTATCTTCACTTTCTTGGAAAGATGCTAGAAACACTGGATGCGGATATGAGAGTAATCATATGCCAATTTGCTGGACTTGGGAAAATATGTCATGTAATTGTATTTGGCCAGTGTCATGGGATCAAATGGAATGTGATGAATACCTACATAAGACATGGGAAGAATTAGAAGAAAGTTGTTGTGCTGTTCCTGTTAAAAGATTTGACAACTGCATAGAAAAATAAAAAAAGTCCATGACAATTAGATTAATTGTCATGGACTTATTACCATAATCTACTAATTAATGTTCACATCGCATCTATTATTTTTCTATAATCACCTGTAAATCCTATTAAAAATCCGCTCTGATGAACAAAATAAACTCCTTCGCAATTTTTAGCATTAAGAAAATTTAATTCACCTTTTCGGACTAATCTAAAATTATCAACAGAATTTCGATAATCTCTGTTGTATATAATATCAACAGAATTATCATTCTCATAGTGCTTCATAGCAAGGACAGACAATTGTTCAAATTCATCTTTATTAAAGACAGTATAGTCAATTACTTTATATTCATTATAAACACTAATATTACTCGCATTATTGAGAATTTCTAAGGTTTTCTCATATTTGTCATGATTGGCAATTATACTGTAACCAATTCCTATCATAACTCCATATAAATAATCACCGTGTTCTACTGTGCTCCTAGAAGAAAATATTTGTATCATATAATCTTGAATAGGATTTGATATATCATCAATAGATGCAGTAGAATTTATACTTTTCATCGCTGCCACTGGTCCACAATGGTCAAAAGTCTCAACAAATGAAATCCATGGAAGAGACTTATAATTTCGCATCCCATAATACTCCAAAACCTGAGTAAAGGCACAGACCTTACCTCCAGTAATTTGATGGTGGTCAAAATTTTTATTTTCTGGCTCATGTCTTCTTCCGAAGTCAATTACAAATGCATTAGGATCATCTAATTGTTCTTCTGAAGGATGAGATTGTCTCAATACTTTAGGAACCAGACCATCATAATTACATTTAGCTAATACTACACAACATGCTAGAAAATCATCTAAATGCGCAGTTTTATCATGAGTAACTATGTTAATGTCGTATATACTTTTAGTTTTCATTATTCAATATATTTGATTTATCACTATAAAAGGACGTTCTGCCTATGCAGAACGTCCTTTTATTCATTACCATCTATTCATTATTAGTCAATCTCTTTCTAATATCGGAAAGAGTCCAATCTTTGACAAGAACACCGTCTTCAAAAACAGGTTTCAATTCACCACCAGATTCTTCTTCCCATGAACACTGATCTTTCAGAACATATTCATTATTAATTCTATCAACACGAAGAAGACCTTTAGCAGATTTTTTTGTTCCAGAATCAGTAATAGGATCTTTGAACATCTCTCTAAATTCCCCATTTACTATTCCGGCAGTGGCTTTACATGCCCAAGAAAGAGTATCTCTAGTTATGCCATATAAATATGCGCCACTACCAATTCCGAAAAAACAGGTATTTGCTGCAAAACCCATTTCTTCTAACTTGGAAAGTATTTTATCCAACATTGGCATAGAAATAGCCTCACCATACAATAGTCCGATAGATGGATGCAATTCTTTATAACCTTTACTATTAACACTTCCTCCAAAAATTTCCCATAGCAATTGAACACACCCTTTGTTTTGAGGACTTCCGATTGGTTCGTCTGGATCTCCACAAATAATCTCTAAAGGTGTCTTAGGTGATGAGTCTGGACGAATGACCACTTTTCCATTTCTATGAATAATACTATCTTTGAGTCGTGGAAGATAATCAGTAATAACCTGCCACAAATTCCAAGTGTCACTAACTAATGATAAAATCCCTTCTGGGAATGTTTCAGTAATCCATTTCTGATAATTCTGAAATTCATTCTCCTTTTTTCCAGCACATACACAAGCATGTTCGTTAGCAATAACTCCACCACCGATATACTCTTTTTCGGAATCAGCATTATAATAATCCTCTAAAAAATCAATAGCAGGAATATTGTCAGTTCCAGTCAGACTTAGCAAGTGTCCAGCACCTGACATACAAGCATCTTGCATAGACCTATTTCCTCTAAGTTGAAAATCGTGAAGGCTGTAGTTTACAAAGGACGTATCATCACAAGTCTTTCTAGCATGTTTCACGGAAATGAGCTTATATCGTCTAGCTAACGTGGCACTAGTAGACGCAGACCACACTAGATTTGATACAGCATCCTCAATATAATTTACTAACCAAAAATAACCTTTCTTAGTTTCTCTGATAGTTAAGAATGGCACTCCAGCATTGATACATTCACCTTCTGGAATAGCCTTAATAAGAATAGGCAAATAACCTAAATCATGCAGATCTTCAATATGCTTAGTATCCACAATATTTTTACCTAGTGAAGTATCCATGCGGCGTTTATATTTTTTAATAACCGCATCTTTAGGTTTACTAAAAAATTCAGCGTTCCAAAGATCAATGAGGAAATATTTTATCATGTATTGCAATCCAAAAACTACAATTTTGTCATCAATACCATCAACCTTCGGAAGATACTTTGTTGAACGCGGGGTGAAATTCTCGTATAGAAGTTCAGTGCCTTCTTCATGGAATTTAATTCGATTAGTCTTATAGAAGTCTACTGCATGTAGTGGATTTAGTTTCATAGAGTCATATATTAGCACATAGAGCACCAATGTCAATCTGTTTCTTTAAGATTTATATCATCCACCAATCTTCTCAGAGTTTCATAAGCAGATGCAAGACCTGCTCTATCATCTAATAGTATATTGTAGTAAATTTTACCACAATTACCATATGGTAGCGGAAATGGATTTTGATTAATTGCTGAAGGAATTATATTAAGTTCATCTTTCCAATAATCAAGAATAGTCTTCCATCGTTCTTGACGGCTAGCAGTATAAACCACAATATAAAAACCTAATCTATGGCATTCTTGAATAAGACCTATTACATCAGAATGATCATGACCGCGTTTATGAAAATCATATACAGTATCATCATGATCTACGGCAATTATAATTTTTTTATGTTTTTGATATTCCGCATATAACCTATCAAAAGCAACATCAGAATTTAGATAATTATTTTTCATATTAACACCAATAAGAATAAATCATAGGTCGTAGAGAGTATACAGTAAGCGAGTCTTTGAAAACATTTGCGGCCCTACAAAATAATCTTATGTTATAGGGAATTTCTGGAATCACATCATTTTTCCATTCATCCACAGACATACCGAATTTAGAGGCTTGCTCCTCAGCACATTCAGACGCCCAGCGATCAATAGGATAGCATTTTACAAAACTGCCATTCTTTCTATTCACATACCTCATGTAAGGATATATACCATTAGCAACTCCATCAGTTTCTATCATAGTTACACTATCTTTCTCGCTACCTAATAGATAATAATCCAAAGTATCATTGAATCTATACCAATCTTTATGAAAGCAATCTACAAATACCATAGGACCACTTTCCTGTTCCGAGAGATAACCGGAAAATTTCAAAACATCAGATACATATATGTCATTTATAGATTCTTCATTATTTTTATACCATCCAACTTTATCTATTTTTGCCTTAAAATGTATGATTTCAAACCAATCTGAACATGATGGATTATTTTCGTTTGAAGAAAAATCTAGTGCATTTATTTCTCTCATTTGAGGAAGATAATCTTTATTGTATAAAGATTCCCAAAAATCTTCTGAAAACCTAGAATCTTTTTCATATTCAACATCAGTTAAACCATATCCCATCGCTACATGTATTCTATTTCCCATAATTTTATTGCAATTTGTTCAATCTATCAGATACCAACTTTGAAATAATTTTACCATCTGCCTTTCCATCAGACCAAGTTGAAACTTCTTTAATTATTTTTCCCATTTCTTTTTTAGAAACATTAGGAATCTGCAATATAACTTCATCTATTTTAAGATTCAACTGTTCTTCCGTCAATTCTTCGGGGACATATTGACCCAAATATTCAGCTTCTAGAATCTCCTTTGTAGCCAAATCTGGCCTACCTGCATTCGTATATACAACAGAAGTATCTTTTCTTAGTGAGATTTGCTTTCTTACCAAACTAATAACCTCACCATCAGTCAATGGCTTAGAAAGATTGCCGTTTTTCTTTAGTGTCAAATTATTAATCTCAGTTATTAGGTTTCGCAGAACATTCTTACGAACAGTCTGATCATTTTTCATCGCATAAATTAAGTCATTTTTTATTCTAGTCTGCATAATATTTGTTTTATATTAAAATTATCTATTGTTACTCAGTAAATTTTGAATAGAGATATTTGTTATGATTCCTTTGTCATTATATCCATTCATATTCCATTTTCTACTATCAGTAGTATATATTTGGTCTATACCTGCATTTTTCAAATGGTTCAAATTAGCAACTCCTTCAAAATGAGATACCGCAAGAACAATTTTTCCAGCATTTTTAAGTTTCAATGCTGCGGATATTCCCATAAATGTTCCGCCATAAGACGCAATATCATCAAATATATAACAATTTTTTCCTTCTAAATCGTCTGCATAGACAATCGTTTCTAAAATTTTGCCAGTAGACAAATCTCTATTTTTATCACAGCGTATCAATTCAATATTATTCGCATGACTAATTCTAATACATTTTTTATTAGCTCCTGCATCTGGTGAAATAATAAAGGAATTTTCACAATTAGCATCTTCTATAGTCAATACCTGTTTTGAAAATTGTAAATTAGAAACAACTCTTGCATTATTTAGCAGCGCAGGAACCACATCGCTATGCGGGTCCAATACAACTACTTCAGAAAAATTCATACTATTGACCAAATCTGCATAAACCTTAGCAGTCAGTGATTCACCAGTATTACATACTCGGTCCTGTCTTGCCGCAGGAAAATATGGAATATACAAAGTTCCTAGTTTTATGTTGTTATTGGAACTAATAAGTGCTCTCTTGACAGCATCTACTGCCTGTAAAAGCAACATAAAAGAAGTATCGCCATAATACACATAATTTACATTTATAGAACAATGTTCATTACCTTTCATAATAACATGCTCTCTGACTCTATCTGTAATATCTATAGTTATTCCTTGTTCGCCGCCCGGAAAGAACCAAGAATTATACGGAATTTCTAAATAATTCTCACTAAAATATATTTTAATTGAACCTTCGTTTACAAATGTATCATTCATTCAGTATGATAATCTGTTTCTACAACATTGTCAAGCTGTTTTATATCAATTAAATACTGAATAATGAAATATACTTGCAAAACAGATGACTGTGATTTTGTCTATCCTATACTAGAGGGCGAAAATATAGGAGACTCATTGACTAGCATAAATTACAATTTTAGACAATTAGACATACAATTATGCAACATGGAAGATGATTTAGAAAACAACTTCCGTCCAGTTCAATTATCATTTGATGAAAATTCAGAAAAATGGAAATCTGCTATAGATACATTCAGTGAACTGTCATCATGTCTCATAGAGAGTGCATCCAAAGTTCAGGAAATGAGCAGTTTTTGGTTAAAACCTATTACTATGGTTTATCCCTTCCCATTTTCTCCCAATACTAATATTTCTACTATTAAAGCATGGCTCGACGAAAACTTTCCTGTGCAAGGTGGTGAATGTTTCAATTATATTACAGGTCAACAACTTTATATTTTTTCTCCAGAATATTTTACAATAAATCGAAAAATAACAGGAAACAAAGGAGTAGGAAAACAATCTGTCGTATTCAAATATACATGTTTTTGTATTGGAAGGGCAGAATATTCAAACCAAATTTCTAAAACGGTAGACTGTGGAGAAGTAAACCTAGAACTCAATGTGCCGGACCAATATATCAACAAATTTGTAGGCGTTAAATTTGAAGTATTGCCCAATCTACAATGGAGCACTGGAGAAGTTATATATGAGTAGTAGTAATATCAAGGAACAAGACCGATATTCTGCTATCGGAAACTTACAAAAAACAGTGAACTCTAATATGCAAGAGTTTAATGTAAGGACGTGTGATGTAGATAAAAATATTGATGCTTGGCGTTCTAATTTTCAAGATCTTTCTAGTCTAATACCTAAATTAGAAAGTTTCGCTAGTAGTTTTCAAGAAACTTCAGCTTTTTTAAAATCTGCATCAGATATAGTTTATAATTTTGAAAATTATTGGCTACCTAACATTGGTATTTTATATGTAAAGCCGTTTAGCGTAATAGCCAATTACCAAGACATAGAAAAATGGTTAGATTCTAATTTTATAGACGTTTTCCATAAAAATCAAATATTATCAGTAAATTTTGCAGTTCACAGCTATGATCCTACTATTCTCAACGGAACACCTATACAAAACATAACTACAGAGACACTAGATTCTCTTGCCATTTCATATCAATTAACCGCGACAGAAATAAAGGACTTTGTAGTAAAGGACAATCTTGTAAATTCAATAATATCTATAATAAATTCTATATTCAATAGAATTAAGATCGGAATGACTGTTAAAAATAACAATGATTTGTTTGATATATACTCTAAAATAACCTCATTCCGTGGAATACTAAATACCACTCAATTCATAATAGATCAAGAAAATCTAAAAGTAATATATTCTCTACTCAATCAGTATGCTCTAATACATCCTGTTTATACAGATTATGCGAATAGAGGAGCTAAGCAAATACCAGAATTAATAATTTCTAAATTTGATCTAAAAAATATATACACCCATTATTTTCATTCTTTCTGTTTCAAACAAAATTCCGATAAAAAATGGAAATACCTGCCTGATTGCTATAAAGAAAATTGTAAAAATCAGCCTTGTGATGATTGCTATGATGCTCTTGATGTAAACGATTACTATGAAAATAGTGACTGTGTTTTAGGAACAAAATTTGTTTTAAGAGAATGTGCCAATGTCGTCAAAAACCCAACTCTTCATTATTTCAATATTAGTGAAAAATTCACTATACCTACTGGAGGAGTATTGGCAAAAATAAAGGCATGGGGAAGTCGTGGAGGAGGTGATTATTCTCCAGAAGCATATAATGATCCAAGAACTTATGGAGGTGGTGGTGGATACTCTTACGGAGAATTTGAAGTTTCAGAAAACCAAGTATATTCTGTAGAAGTAGCAAAATTTGGAGGTAAGGGCATAATCAACGTAATAACGTCAGGAGGAGGATTATGCGGCGTTTTCTCAGGACAGTCTTCTGTGGACATTTATTCATTCAACAGAGCACTCTTGATTGCCGGAGGAGGTGGAGGAGCACTTGCCAGTGAAACGGGGACTGTTAATTCAGGAAACACTCAATTTGCAAATGGCTTGCCGGGAAATTCCACAGATCCTAATATTTCAGGAGGAAGTGCCAGTATGGAAGGCATCAAAGGAACAGGCTCAAATCTTTCTAATGATATAGAAAGAGCTGCTGGCGGTGGAGGATATCGCGGGGGAACACGCACAATTGCTAGTAATGGAACTATTGCTAAAGGCGGAACAGGCTATGTTCACAGTGATGCCGCTAATCCAATAATAACGGCTGGGGCAGGAATTGTTACGGCTAATAATGCAGAATTACTATCAACTAGCCAACTAATTAATAAAGACATAGGAGGGGTTGTAATAGAAATTCACTATGACACCAATTTCATTTTAGATTAAAATTTATGTATATCACAGGTAATAAAGATTTTGAACAGTTTTTAGGAAAATATGTTATAGTCGAGATAGACGGTAAGAAGAAAAAGTTCTTCGTAGAACAATTTAACCCATCAGAAGAATATGACGATCCTACCTACATTTTCAGTAACCAATACAATGTATTCGGTTTAGCTACCACACAAAGCTGCGAAAATTGTCAAAATGTATTTGGTATAACAAACTTCAGTCCTATTTTTAAAAATGTAGAACTAGGTGAGCCCTTTAGTATCCAAGTCAATACTATTGGAAATGAAGATCTTGTTTATTTTTGGTATAAAGACAATGTATTACTGGCAAATTCATCAAGTTCATTAGAGATATTGGACTCAGAATTGAGCGATTCTGGAACCTATTGGGTAGTGGTATCTGGGGAGTGTAATGTGATTACTAGTCCTAGTGCAGATGTGATAGTAGCATCACCTACAACTACTACATCAACTACTGAAACCGGACTTCCTACCTTTCCCCCACCAACTACAACAGAGGAACCTACTACAACTACAACAGAGGAACCTACAACTACAACTACAACAGAGGAACCTACAACTACAACTACAACAGAGGAACCTACAACTAC